TGCCTCGTACGAGATCAACTGAGCGATTGCAAAGTCATCGACCGTCGAGGAGCGCGTCAGCGCCAGGAATGGAGTCGGCGTGAACAGCGACTTCTGCGTCTCATCGTCGATGACGAAGGTCGCAGTCATGTCGTTGGTGAGAGTGACCTCGCTGGACGAGCCAGCGAAGAGGAAGCCGAGCGTGGACAACAGCTGGATGCGGTTGTACGCCGGCAGGATGGCGTCGTTCAGACGAGAGAGGCCGACGTCACGCAGGTCGTTGACCGCCTGCTGCCAGGACGGCGTGAACGGTTCGAGGGAACGCAGGCGCTGATCCAGCACCTGCATCGCCGCGTTCAAACGATCTGCCGTGAAGTCTTCATCCTCGCTGAATACAAGCTCAGGAAAGTTGCTTGACATCAGCGATCACCCCCGCAGCCTCCATCGCATCGAAGACGGTCTTGTCGACGATGTGATGGTCCCTGGGCAGGTAATTGAAGTCGAGCCAGGTGAACCGGGCGTTCAGCTTCACGTCGTAATAGACGGGATCGGCCGGCACGGGCGCAGGCTCAACCGCGACCACCTCGGGGGTGGCCGCGTTCGTGTTGTCGGTCATGTTGGTGTTGTCCTTTCCGCCTTAGACGGCGTAGTCCTTTTGCCAGCCGACGTGGAACACACGCTGGTTGGTCGAGGTGTCGAGACGGGTCAGCTTGCGGAACTGCGTGATCGCGGCGCCGAGATTGAAGACGTAGGTCTTCTCGGTCGCGCCATCGTCCGGATCGATCCAGGTCGTCACCGAGGACGGAGCCACCTGAGTCGTGAAGGTCGCACCAGTGAGCAGCTTGCAGCTCGCGGTGTGATAAGCCGGATCGAAGTACTCGTAGCGCTCGATCACTCGGATCGACGTGGAAGCCGCCGGCAGCGTGCGCGTCTTGGAGACGTGCTGCGCATAGACGTCCGGCCGGGACACGTAGACCGAGCTGTCAGCCAAGTTGATGCAAGGCATGCAGTCGACCGAGCCCATGAAGACCGCGCGGAGCGGCAACAGCGGCGGGATCGTGCCGCCCTGGCCCAGCATGTACTTGTCCACGTCGAGGAAGTTGTACCAAGTCGATCCGACCTGGATCTCGTACGTGAGCGAGGTGCCGTCCGGGACGATCGTGCCGGTGAGCAGATCGATCGCCAAGATACCGCCAGCCAGCTGCAGCGGGTTCAACGTGATGACCGCACGGGCCGTGTTGAACTTGCAGCGGTAGAGCCGCATCCACAGATCCTTGAACGCATCGCCCTGAGCGTATGCGCCGTCGAGCACGTAGAAGAACGTACCGGACGTGAACTGCTGACCCGGGACCGTAGCGACCCAGTGGTCGGCTGCCGTGGTCACGACGATCGCGTACCGCTTGCCGGCCTGGAGGAAGGTCGGCTGGAACGAGACCTTGGTCTCGCCCTGGAGAACGAGGTTCTCGCGGAGCACCGTGGTCTGAGCGATACACGCCTTGAGGTTCGGCAGACCGTAATCGGAGACCTCGACGATGGCGAAGTGGGCCGAGCCGGAGGCCGCGAGACGGGTGAACCAGACGCCAACGGCGTCGAGCCACATGTTCTGGCCTTGGAGCCAGGTCTCGGCGATCTGGGTGCCGGTGACCGTGGTCGTGGTCGTTACCTTCTCCCAGTAGGGCTCATCCCACCTGTCGATCCAGATCTGGCGCAGACGGATGAACGCATGGTAGGGCGTGTCCTGCGGGTTCTCGACCTCGTAGGTCTGACCGTCGCGGAAGAAGAGGCCGGCTCCGTTGTACTGGCCGGTCTGCCAGAACAGGCTGTTCGTACAGACGTAGAACTCGTCGCCGTACCGGATGCGGGTCTTCGACATCATCTTCTGGACCATGTCGAACGACTGGACCGAGTAGGCTGCGACCTGCAGCTCACCGTTGATGGTGCCGGACTGGAGCCAGGCTTCCCGCGTGTAGGCGGGGAACATGATCCCGTTCTTGATCGTCGCGTTCGGATCGAGCGGGTTGAAGATCTGGAGGGCCGCGGCGCCTTCGGCGGCGTGCGGCATGCGGATGCCCTCTTCCACCTTCACATGCGACAGCGGGTCATCCAGCTGCGACTTGACGGTGTCGAGGAAGAAGTTCGCGTCCGAGTCGATCGCGTTGTAGACCACGCCGTTCTTGGACTCGAGCACTGCCAGACGGACCAGCGTGCGGCCCATGGTGGCCTGGTCGACGTCGCCCTTCGAGCCCGCGGCCTTCAGAGCCGCGATGTCGGAGGCCAGCGTCTTGATCTGGAGACCGGCGGTCTCCTCGAACTGTTCGAGGTCGTCGATCCGCTGCTCGTGCGCCTGGACGCTCGGCAGCTGGTTGTCGATGTTCATCGTGATCAAGTCGACGCCGGTCGGCGTCAGGACCACGTTGGCGATGACCGTGTAACCGGCGTCCACCAGCGGGGCGGACGGGTCCGGAGCCTCAGCGCCGAGAACGACGTTCAGATTGGCGACGCGGGAATGAACCAGCGGCACGGCCTGCGGCTCGGCCTGGCGGGTCTCAGCGTTGATCAGGAACTGACGCGGGCGGATGTCCGTGTCCGTCTCCTGGCCCCAGGTAACGACCGAGGCGATACGCTTGCCGGCGACGGGCAGCTGCGTGATGAAGTCCTTGCTCCAGGCGGTGTCGGACGAGGAGTAGACCTTGCCGGCAGAGTAGAGACGTCCGGTCTGAACCTGGATCTGCGTCACCGCGACCTTCGTGACGCCGAAGCCGACGTACTTGGTGAGGTTGCTGATGCCGTCGAGCACGACGTGGTCAAGCGAAGCTTCGGCGAAATCCTGCAACCGCGTGAAGTCGGTCGGATCATCGTCGATGTTCGCATGGAAGATGATTTTGTTTTCCACTGGTGTTCCCAAAATGAAAAAGCCGCCCCGGTGAGGAGCGGCTTGTGGTTGATCCTTAGATCGCTATGCGACCTTCTTGATTTCGCCGAGCTTGAACGTTCCGAGTCGACGCCTGTCCTTGAGACGCACGACCCGGTGGTTGACCGTGTCGACGAGAACAGTGTCGCGCAGAGGCTTGGCAGCGACGATCGCCCCGCAGGCGTCGTCGAGCTTCTTCATGTCGGTCAGGACGCGGAAGCCATTGCGGAAGCGGCCACCAAAGCCTTGAGCCGGGGACCGTTTCAGCGGGATGCTGACTTTCGCTTCAGCCGTGAAGGGCTGAATGCCGTACCGCATATGACCGCGATAAGACTTGACGGCCAAACCTGCGGGCAGGTCAGCCTTGTTGTGCAGTGCCACTCGATCGTAGATCCAGCGGGCCGCATCCGTCTCGCAGCGGAAATTCTTACCTCGGAACGAGGCGTTGTAGTCGTGGAAGTGCTGATCCGCGTAGGCGGTATGCACTTCGGCGATCTGCGTCGGTCGAACATCCTGGGGTGTGAGCCCCGGCGTAACGGACGTCAGCTGGGATGAGGCTTGGCTGAGCCGCACCGTCACGATGTTGTTGGCAGCGTCAGTCGGCTGATAGAACTTCTCGCCGCGAAAGCCCGTGCTGTGATAGTCGCGCGCTGAAGTGTTGGCGAACGAGACGCGCTCTATGATCTGGCCGCCAAGCTCAGTCATCGCTTCGAGCTTAACGAAGGTCTCAGCCCCATTATTGACGATCGACGCCTTGCGGCCATAGAGGTTCGGGCCGTTGCTGGGCTCACGGAAGTTGATGTTCCGGAAGTAGACGTCCTTCGTCCGAAACTCACGCTCGCCGGCAGGATCGCGAATGATGTACGGGTACAGCCGGATCTGCGGCAGATGCAGCAGCCACGACATGAACTCGTCGTTGGTCATCGCAGGGATGCGATAGCCGCGCGCAGGTGGCACGATCAGGTTTTCGAGATTACAGTCGACCAGATCAAGGTAGGTGGCCATGCCGGCCTTCGTACCCTTGATGCGGTGGTGTGCGACGGCGTCGGCGACGACCTTGCGCTTCTTGGCTTCAGGCCATTCCGTGTCCCACAAGTCCACCGAGAACGACCAAGCCAGATACGGCAGGTCGTCGATGTGACATCGATAAGGATCCCAGAGTCGCCGCAGTCGATCGGTGTCCAGAGACAGGAGCCGATCGACCTGAGAGGCGAGAGTGCGCTCGTAGACCGTAGCGTTCGGCGCCAGGATTTGGTCCATCAGGCGCTGAGCCATTTGGTTATTCCTCGCGTACGTTGGACACGTTCACGCTGGCGGAATTGATCCAGACGACGCCGCTGTTCCCGACGTTGATATCCTGAAACTCCGTGTCGACGTTCTGCACACCCTCCTGATTGAGGGCGGCGAGCACCGCGGATCGCTTCAGGTCGCGGCCGATCTGAGAGACGCGGGCGCGCAGCGCGGTCAGCGCCTTGTTGACGTCGGCGATGACAAGCGATGCGTCAGGGCCAGGGTAGAGCGTGAGGTTGGCGGTGATGTCCGCCGGGATCTTGGTCACCGGCAGCACGGAAATGTCGTCGGTCAGAGGCTTGATGCCGTCTGACATCAGGCGGTCATAGACCGCATCGACCAGAGGTCCAGTCGGAACCGGATCGGCCCCGTCCGCCATGATGGTGACGGTGACCCTGCCCGTGCCGCGCTCGGCGACTGCTGTGGCGTCCCTAACACTCAGTGAGGTGCTCAGCGCATGGAAGATGTAGGCGCCTGGGCTGCCGGCCGTGGAGAAAGACTCCATCGAAAGCTGGATGCGCCTCCGCAAGCGGGGGTCCAGCTCGCCGTCCATGCGCGCCACGTTGAAGCGGGCGCCGATAACTTCGAGGTCAGAACCGGTGGCGAAGGGCAGCATAGAGGCTCGCGCCGCGGCGTTGATGCGCTCGCGGACGATCATCTCGCCGTAGGCTTCAGCCTCCAGGACGATGTTCGTGGGTGACTGCTCAAGCGCTACCGCACGAGCGAGATCGCCGTTCTTCGCAACCACTTGGTCCTGGTAGACCTTGAGGAGGACTTCGTAGTCGATCTCCTCGATGACCTTCGGCGGCGGCAGTCGCGCAAAGTCGATGTACAGCGCGGGTGACTCAAAACTCGGCATCGGGCCCTCGCCTTAAACGGTGGTTTTTGTGCGCTTGAGGCTCGCGTCGATCAGGTCGACACCCTCAATGGTGATGGTGATTTCGCCGGAAGAGTCGAACGCATCGATCGACACGCGGGTGACCTTGAACTCGGGCTCATAGGTGTTGATGGCGGAGATCGCTGCCATCATGCCGCTCATGATCGTTTCTTCGTTGCCCGGTTTGTCCTGCATGTTGATGAAGTTCGAACCCCACCAGAGGCGCATCAGGCGAACGCCAATGCGCGTGGTGAGGATCGTTTCGATGCTCTGCTTGATGCGCGGCCAGCCCTGAACGTAGTCGCCCGTCTTACGGTCGATGTCGATCAGATGCTCAGTTGCCAGCGCCATTCGCAGTTGCCTCCGGCTGCTCGGTCACGACCGCGCCCGCGGCGTCGGCCTTCTTGGCAGCCTTCTTCGTGACGGGAGCGGCTTCGGCCGGCTTGTCTTCGACCTTGCTCAGCGCGTGGCCCCAATACTTGGCCTGCGCCTCGGTGAGGGTGACAACCGAGCCGGCATCCTGCTTGAGACCGCCGAGCCAGATCGCTTTTTCGACGTTGTACTTGGGCATTTTCTTCTTGTTCCTTGTTAAGCGATGTTGGCCCAGACTCGGTTCGAGGGACCGGCCTCGGTCATGACGCGCATTTGCGCCATCTCCTTGGGACCGGAAACGCCGAGGTTGACGCGGCCTTGATTGATGTAGACCCAGCGACCATCGACGCCGACAGAGCACTCAGCGGCGCCCTTCACTTCGACGTAGTCTTCCTGGATCGTGACGCGCGAAGCGTCCTCGCCCTGCGACACCACGATCTCGTGGTCTGTCATGAAGATCTTGGAAGCATCCTCGCCGCCCTGGGTGATCGTGATGTCCTCGTCGGTCATCACCATCTTAGCGTTCTCGTCCTCACCAAACTGGACCGTCAGGTCTTCCTCGGTCAGGGTGATCACCGCCTTCTTGTCCTTGAACTGGACCTTGAGCTTGCCGTCCTCCATGAGGATGTCGGCCTTCTCGTCCTGTTCGCCGAAGCGGATGTGGACCTTCTCTTCGTCCTGCCGGTAGAACGACTTCTTGTCGCCGACCGTCTTGACGATCTTTTCCTTGTCCGCCAGCACCTGCGTGGTGTCGGAGTGACCGTCCTCCTGGATCTCGGGGATCTTGCGGGAGGACTGTTGCTTCTGGCCTGCGCCCTGCCCGTCCGAGCCAGCGTCGCCGCCGGGCGCCTGAAGACTGCCGCCGCCGAGGACCGTTTGCACGGTCTGCATGATGTTGCCGACCGAGGTCAGGTGCGTCATGTTCTGCAACTGCGCGATCTGTCCGAGGTTGGCGAAGTTCTGCAGGTTGCTGATGTTGATCATGCTGCTGATCTGGCTGAAGTCCGCCATATTGGCGAGGTTCAGGTTGCCCAGATTGCCGATGTTGCCGAGGCCGCCCATCGCGCTGGTGAAGTTCGACATGTCCAGCCCGTTGAGGCCGGCCATTCCAGCGAGGCCGCCGAGATCACCCATGGCGTCCATGTTGGCGCCCTTCTTCTGGATGATCAGGTGGTGCAGATCCTTCGTGATCCGCTGCCAGGTGTTGTACTTTCCGCCTCCGCCGCCCTCGCCGCCACCTTCAGACATGGCAGACATCGAGCCGCCGCCGGCCTGGCCACCTTGGCCGCCCTGCTGCTGCTCGTTCTCGTCGTCCTCGATCAGGTGGACGATCTCGTCCGGCTTGTCGTGAGGCGACGGGTTCTCGGGGCCGTAGTGGTACGGCTCTGCGGTCGCCAGCTCCATCATGCCGTTCACGCCGCGGAGCAGCGCGTACTGGCCTTTCTTCGGAGGGACGGACGACTTGATCGTGCCGTGGGAGAAGCTCTTCCACGGCTGCCAGTCGCTCTTGACGGTGTCGCCGCGCTTGCCGCCCGATCCGCTCGGGCTTTCGTCCTGCCCATCGTTGAGCTTGACGTACCAGCGATTCTTCTCGAACTTGACGTCGACGATTTTGCCGAGCCGCTCCTTGCCTTGGATCTTGCGTTCAAGATCCTGCAGTCGCCGCTCCATGGCGTGTACAGCGCGCATGGCGGGTTAGTCCTCTGGGGTGATGTCCAGCGTTTCTTCTGCGTGGGCGCCGCTTGCCAGGGTGACCTGGCCGAGCGCCGTGACGCGGCTGCGAGGCACCTGTGTGACCTGCTGGCCGTTGAGATAGACGTACTCGCGCTCGCGTGACCGGTTTCGTCCGATCATCAAGTCGCTCTGCCATTCAACGATGCCGACAGTGATGCCTTCTCGACGCAGCTCAGGCTGGCTGATGCGCTTGAAGTCGATCTTCGTGGCGGGTGCGGCGTTTGGGTCGCCGAAAGTGTTCAGGTTCGCCAGGATGGCGACCTGTTCGACCAGGTTCCACGCATCTTCGTCTCCGTCCAGAAGGACGTGGCGGTTCTCGTCGATGATGACGACGACCACCTTGAGACAGGCGTTCAACTCACCGGTCGTGTGATGTTCTGCTGGGACCTTCATGACAGCGACGCGAGCTGCGGGAGTCTTCAGCGTCCAGTCAGCAACGTCCTTCTCATCGAAGAGACCATCGTACCAGTCGACGTCCACATTGGGAGCCGCGGCCTTGATGGTCTCGATGATCTTGTTGCGGAAATTTACGATCGCACTCATCAGGTTCTCTTCAGGTGATCGCGGATCATCTTGCTGATCCGGGCCACGTTCTCCTTCGAGAAGCCCATGAACGGACGAGCCGGAGAGTGCGGCTGGGTTTTCTTCTTGTACTTGCCCTTGCTGCGGCGAACGCCCTTCTGGACCCAGTTCGAATAGTTCTGGCCGTCCTCATTCGTCGCGGTCGACTGAATGGTGAAGCCGGCGCGGTTGACTTGTCCGACCTGGATGCCATTGACCAGCTTGCCGGTGGC